AGCGGAGTTCAAAGTATTAAGCGCCGATAGTTCATCCGGTAGAATACCAGTCTCCAAAACTGGTGAGGAAAGTTCGAGTCTTTAGCGGCGTGTTGGTGTATGTGGATCTGGCAGTTAGCTTAACGGCTAGAGCGATATATGATATCAGTTCGATTCTGATACTGCTCTCTACATACACCTTAGCTGAATTAATCCTAAAGGTAAGGAAGTAGTCCTGAAAACTACTAGTAGCCATGTAAAATGGTGTCTCAGTTCGAATCTGAGGTTCAGCGTTATGTTGATTAAAATCTACAAACATATGTGTTTTTGTCAAATATGATTGACATTATTATTGTAGGATGCGCCTGTGGTCAGGCTGATAATTCTATCCCAGTTCGAATCTGGGGCATCCCTTAGCATGAGGAGGAACAGGGATAACTAATCTAACTTTTGCTAATAACAGGTTCGTAAGGATACACCTTCCTGAGTCCTAGGGCTGGTAAAAACTTGTACTGTGTAGTGACATAATCACGCGGGTTAGACTCAAGCGCAGGGTCTGGCCCGCTATATTTGTATATTGGGAGGGATTATCTATTTGAGTAATAAAACTAATGCTGTGTATATTGCTTCAATTGATGGCAAAGATATATATCTTTCAAGCACAAATCGAGGCAGTAAGGGATATCGGTTAAAACGTCCAGATGGAAGTGTAAATCGTAAACGGTTCTGCAATGCGCTTGATTATAGTCTTGACCTTGATAAACTTCGCGAGACTTTTGATCTGGCATATCATTATTCTTCAAAAGAACCTTCAGTTGGAGCTGAGTTCTCATTTACTGATAAAGGCATTGAATATACCACAAACATAATCAATGTCACATTTAAGTATTCAGTCAAAGAATTCAATAGGATAAACAAGGAGACGTATCTGAGAGTCGGGTATAGCTTGCAGAATGTTGAGTTCCATGACCATGTTGCATTTGAAGATGGACAGTTAGTCGGAATACAGACAGATTCAGAAGTCGAGAAACAGTGTTATGACCTACCTGAGTACTTTGTATTTGTCCAACACGAGGATGATCCAAATGGACATTATGAAGCTACAAATGGTATTCCTACTGTCATGACTGTCGCTGATATACGTAGGTGGGTGTATGAGAATGGGTTTAATGCTGATGATATACATTATGTCAGATTTAAACGTTCAGCTGGATCTGCAAGAGTAGGCCGGTGTAATTTCATAAACGAAAAACTATACTCGCGTATGAATACATGGTCAAAATGTGGTCTGACTATAAGAGATGGCGGAAAGATAGATCTTGCTGCATATGAGAGCTATATAAGCCTCACGTCCTCTTCTATTATTGACACTTTGACATTAGACCCTGCTGGGATACTGGTGGTAGATGATTATGACAGCGTGTTCAGTGACAGGATAATGGCTACAAGAGTAGTTGATGGTCATCTTTCTACTAAGCCTGAGACTATTGATATAAATAATACTATATGGGATGGACAATCACTGATTGAAAGTTCGGTTATGGGCAAGTACTCGGTCTTTGGCATGGTATTGATGAGGAATAGGTTCTTCAAGTCCTGCTGCTTTAATACAAATATCCAGCAATGGTTCGAGGACCATGGTATAACAGAGATATCTCAGCTTAATGGTAAGACCAGAGCAAAGTCGATAAAAGATATATGGCTAATAACGACACCATCTTCTATCAAGTACCTGAAGTTCGGCACACTTGACGAGTGGCTGGATAATCTTGAACCTACATTTGGAGTGGTAAAGCATGATAAGCCTACACACTATATCGGTGGCAGGATGGTACAGACACATTATCAGCTGCTTAACTCTATACAGTTAGACAAAGAAGATGTCAAAGAGCTGCTTCAACCCTCGCTTGATTATTTTACTGCGCTGAAGAATGATCCGGCTGTATTGCGCGAACATATAAAGTTCCCTGGATATGAAGATGGCAACATGTTATGTGTAAAGAACAAGAATGACATTGTCTTTGCACTGATGAATATAAACGATAAGTTCCCAAAGACAAGAGTTTACGCGGAATTTGTCAAAGATTTGCTTAAGTCGCAAATCAGTAACATTAAAAAAGGTCACATACTTGTCAATGGTAATTATTCGACTCTGTGTGGTAATCCGATTGAAATGCTCGAATTTGCTATAGGTCAGTTTGATGGCACTTCTCAGGTCGGAGTTGGTAATGTCCATTTGAAAAGATTCGGGTATGGGACTGAGCTTGTAGGTTCGCGTTCTCCTCATGTTGCAAGTGGAAATTGTCTGGCGTGTATGAATTCTGAGAATGTCGAGATAGATAAGTACATGAATCTCACGAATGAGATCTGTGTTATTAACTCTATTGGTGAAAATATCCTCTCCCGCCTTTCAGGTTCTGACTTTGACAGTGACACGGCACTGTTCACGGATAATAAGATATTACTTAGGGCTATCAAGAAGAATTATGATAACTTTTTAGTTCCGACCATGCTAGTGTCTGCGGATAAGATAAAGCGTTATTACACGAATGAACAGAAGGCCGACCTTGATATTAAGACATCAGTTAACAAGATAGGCGAGATAGTAAATTTCTCACAGATATTAAACAGTCTCATGTGGAACAATATTGCTAATGGCGAGAGTTTTGAACAGAACATGGACCTGTACGCAGATATTGCCCAGCTAGACGTCATGACTAATATTGAAATTGATAAAGCCAAAAAAGTATTTGAGGTAGACAATGCTGTGGAATTACGACTGCTGAAGGAAAAGTATCACTTAAAGGATGATAACGAAAAAGATATCAGACCATACTTTTTTAAGCACTTGGACACAAGCAAGGGCTTTTATGAAAAAGATAAACGAAATTATAAGCATCATGAAACCACAATGGATTATCTGCAAGATATTGTAAATGGATATGTATACACGACTCGCAAGCAGAATACTTTTGGAAATGAGCCGATAGTTACTGTGCTTGATAAAGAAAAGAAAAAAGGAATTATCACAAACTATAAGCAGATTGATAGAGCTGTTGAATTGGTAAAAAAATGCAAGTCAAACATGGCTATGTTATGGAAGTCTGGTAAAGAAATGCATGAGATAGGCATTTTAGCAGACAGAGAAAAATATTATTTAGTATCAGATCTGTCTCAGCTTAAATTTAATTATGCTACTGCTTATAAGATAATAAAAATGAATGATATGCAAAATGAGGACAGATATATACTTAATCTCCTCTTCTACGCTGTATTATCAATACCTTCAACTATGTTTTATGAAGTATTTGATAAGAGCCTGAATAATATAAGTGTTCTGGTAGAGGATGATGAAAATTATGACTGTGAATATATGGGTGTCAAATTCAGGCATAGTACGTTGCTTCAATCGTATACAGAAGAGGAGTCAGCTTAGTAACACTAAAATTTACAAAATATGTGCAAAATGACCCCAAAAATACCACTTTTTTTCCGAATTCTTAAAAATACCCCTCTCAAACCCCGCAAATACGTTGGTTTTGAAAGTGGTTAAAAGACCCTACAGGACGGAGAGACAGTATAGAAAAAAATCTCTCCAAAAATGGATCAAATGGTGTCAAAATTTTGGCAGAAAGGGAATAATTTGAAAAGGGAAAAAGGACAAAAAAAAGTATATTGCATGTCAGATGTTATTAGAGGACTTGCTACAAAATCTGATTATTTTGTTTATAACGTAAAGGCTTTAATGGATGTCCTCGATGATGTTCTAAAAGATATGCTCAAAGAAGCAACTGAAGATTGTCCTGTTGAAGTTCATCTTACTAAAAGTATTGTTATTACTGCGTATTTTACAAAAGCAACAAATAGAGTAAACCCCAATACTCTTGAACACATTAGGATACCTGGCAAATTCAGGACGGTGGCAAGATTTATGGGGATTCTAAAACATGTAAAAGAAAATTGACTGTAACTTAATCTGAATATATGGGAAGAGACTGCTATAATCGGCAGTCTCTTTTTGTATGTACGTAACAGGAAAAAGAGGATTAAATGGACGTATTACAAATAAAAGAAGACGAAAACCCACAACAGTATTTGTGGCGTATTGGAAATCTAAAAGATTCTGGAATTGTTAAAGAATCATGGACGGAACTCGCTCCAATACTTAATGCACAGACAGACTGTATTAAGCGTGATGATAATTGGCGCAAGGAATACGCCATAGCAAAACGTTATAAAAATTGTGTTTTTGGCTCAGAAAATGTGGGAAATGACCAAAAATTGGCTCATAAAATGAAAATTCAAGCTCAAACCAAAAACATTGAAACTAATGCATGGTTAAGGGAGAACGCAAGAGATGATCTGATAATTGAAGAAATCAAAGATCAGATTTCCAAGCTTAAACCTATTGAATTTCCTCAGAGTTGTATTCCGCGCTCTCAGAACGAACTTACAGGTGTGCTTTGTTTTGGCGATGAACACTTTGGAACAGAATATACGATATATGGTCTTAATGACGAAGTTATAAATGCGTACAATCCCGGAATATTCTATGGTCGAATGGAAAATTTGCTTTCAAAAACGCTGGAGATAATAAATAAAAATCATCTCACCGCTCTAAATGTATATTCATTTGGTGATTTTGCAGATGGCGTACTTAGAGTCTCGCAGCTTATGAAACTTAAGTATGGCATAGTTGAGAGCACAGTCAGGTACTCAGAGTATATCTGCTACTGGCTTAACGAATTGACAAAACACGTTCATGTAAATTATCAGATGACATCTGGTAATCACACTGAACTTCGAATGCTTGGACAGCCTAAGGGCACATTTAAGAATGAAAATATGGATATAGTGGTCAAAGCTTTTATTAAGCTCAGAATGGAGGGGAATCCAAACTTCACATTCAAAGAGAACAAGACTGGATATATCTACGACGATATTTATGGTTATAAGATACTTGGAATTCATGGAGAAGTTAATGGCACTGGTAATGTCGTAAAGGATTTTGCTACTGCCTATGACACTAAGATCAACTATTTGTTTGCTGCGCATAAGCATCATAGCAGAAGCGAAGAAGTTGGTCAGGATTGTGAATTTATTGGAATACCAAGCATTATCGGAATTGATACGTATTCTATGGACCTCAGAAAGACATCAAATCCAGGTGCAACAATCTTAATATTTGAGGTTGGCATTGGGAAATCAATCCAGTATTTCATTAATCTAAAGTAGAAAAAGAGGATGTATTATGCCTAAACAGATGGCTAAGGCTAGGACAGTGGCTAAACAAACATCTGTCAGAAAAAGGAAAAATAGTGTTCCTATGGTACCAAGTTTACCGGCACCTAAAAAGAAGGCTATTGTAGATACTTTATGTGCTCTCAATGAACAGGATTTAATTGAAGTTTGTACTAGAGCTGGTATTGGAAGTAAATATCTGACTTGTTCTATGTGTGGAGAACTGAAGAATATAGATGAGTTTTATGTATCGAGTGACCCAAATGTAAGAACAGGTAAGGTAAGAATATGTAAGGAATGTTGTGAGCGTATTGTGTATAAAAAGAACGACAGGGGTGACAAAAAACCTCCGACTAAACAATCTCTTATGCACACACTTGAATATTTAGATAAGCCATATATTGAGAATATTTTTAATTCATCTGTGGCTGAAGAAAAGACTTATGCCGATAAAGGCACAGATAGAGATTTTTGGAAAAATTACATGTCACAGATAAATTCTATGGCAAACAGATATGCCACTATGAGGTGGCGTGATTCAGATGGTCTTCATGGTTCATATATGGCACTTGAAAAAGGAGTAGCACAAGAAGCTGTTACTGTTGCTATTACCAAAGACCAAGTAAGAGAAAATCAAGAAAGATATGAAGTCAATAAGCGTGACACTATTAAGTTCTGTGGATATGATCCATTTGCTAATTATCCAGTAGAAGCTGATAAAGGTAGATTGTACGCTCAGGTAGTCGGATTTTTGGACGATGAATCCAAGTCTGATGGGATGAAACTCAACTCAATCATTCAGATTGTTAAGCGTTTGAATCAGGCAGAAAAACTTAACGATCAGATTGATTCTTTGCTCAATGATAGCAATAATGTTCTTTCAAGTCAGGCAATAATAAACAAGATGATGGATTCTTCCAAGAAGGATCTTGATATTGCTATTGGCCTTGCCAGAGATAACGGCATTTCTATTAACTATAACAATAATAAATCTGCAGGCCAACAGACTCTCTCAGGCAAGATAAAGAAACTTACTGAAGAAGGTCTTCGTGAGGCTAAAGTAAATACTTTTGATGTCGGGTCTTGTGCCGGAATGAAGAAAGTAGCTGAACTCAGTGCTGAAGCCAGACATAAGCAGATAGGTGTAGATGAAAATGTCCTTACTGAAATCAAGGATATTAAAGTACAACGTGTTGAAGAGTTAACAAAAGAACGAAATGAAGCAAGGGAAAGAGCAAGACTACTTCTAGTTGAGAATAGAGATCTGAAAAAGTATATGTGTGAAAAAGGAATTGCTGATTCTGATGGTAATCCGATTGAATACATATCTAGCAACATAGAGGCTAACAGTGGAGACTCATAATCTCACCTCTGAACTTCTGCCTGATTATAATATTTTTGTTAAGCCTGACTTATATAACCTGACAAATAAGCAATATACCGAACAGACTGACCTTGCTGAATTCATACAGTGGGGGCGGCGCAATCCTGTACTCTTTGCTGAAGAAGTATTTGGTGTCGAGTTTTTGGATTATCAGAAATATATTTTTATGAGCACGTGGGTCAGCGAACAGGCAGTTTGGTGTATGAGTAGAAATGGTGGTAAGTCAATACTTGGTGCTATTTATATGATGACCAGAGCCATGCTTGTACCTAATTGTGCAATTTATATTGCAGCAAATGTCGGTGCTCAGTCAATTGATACATTCTTAAAGATTGAAAAACTGACAAAGAATGCAATACCAAGTTTTAAATCTTTAACAGATATATTTGGTAGTGAAATAGTAAAGTCACAAGCTAAATCAGATGGTTTTGTCCGTGATCCATCCAGCTATCATTTTAGGCTGTATAACGGAAGCTCAGTAAATACGCTTAACGGTAACATAGGAAACTTAAGAGGTAAGCGTGCCAATCTGCTGTTTTACGACGAAGCAATGAACAGTCAGGATGAGCTTTTTACTGTTACTGAGCCTTTTGCCACACAAAATACTAAGTTCGCTCTTGGTACTGATTATGATGAAAATGATATGTTGTCAGAACCAGCACCATTCCCAAATCAGCTTATATATGCATCTTCTGCCGGACGTACTGACGGATATTTCTTTAAGAAATATCGCGAATGCAGTATTCGTATGGATGCCGGAGATAGCAGATATTTTTGTGCTGATGTTAATGGTGACGTTGTTATGCACGCCACAAAACGTGGCAAAGAACTGCCTGAGCCACTTCTAACACAAGATAAGATAGACTCAGCAATGCGCAAAGATAAAGAAGGCGCAATGCGTGAGTACATGAATATCTTCACTACCGAAGGTTCAGACCAGCAGATTATCAAGCGTGCATCAATTATTCGCAACTCCAAACCATACTTGCCAGAAATGTTCAATATTGATGATAAGAGCAAATATGTAATTGCATGGGATCCAGCGCGAAGAACTGATAACTCTACTGTAAGTATAGCCAGATTCTGGGAAGACCCCAAAGTCGGGTGGAAAATGCGGTTAGTAAACTGTGTTGTACTTGTAGATAGGCTTACAAAGAAAAAATATATGATGTCATCTCCGAACCAAGTCAAAGAAGTAAAACAAATACTTATTGATTACAATGGTAAGGGTGTAGCTGATTATGAAAACCTACTTGGATTCCTGATTGACTCAGGATCTGGAGGAGCTGGTGTTAACCTGACAGATTATCTTTGTGAAGATTTTACTGTAGACAAAGATAAGCATAGAGGTCTTATTGACCCTGAGTATAACGAGGGTGATGACAAGAAGTATCCTAATGCTGTTGGAGATAAACTACACTTGATTTCTCCTGCAAAGTTGCGCTCACAAATGTTTGAAGAAGCAATACAAATGGTGTCTCAAAACGTAGTTGAGTTCCCAGATGAATATACACAAAGAGGTTATGTTGATCTTATTTATGAAGTTGATAAAGAGGGTTCGCAGAAACAAAGATATTCTTACCCTGATGAAAAAGAAGAAATTCAATTACGAAAAGAAGGTAAGACTATTGAATCTGTAAGAAAGAAGCTTGCTCCAGAAGAAGAAGAAGCTTTAGTACAAATAGATTTGATGAAAAATGAAATAGTCAATATGTATAGATTTAAGGTATCAAGTGGTGCTGATAGGTTTGACCTTGCACCTGATAAGATATCTTCTATGCATGATGACCGTAATTATACATTTATTCTACTCTGTCACTTCTTATCACAACTACGAAGAGAACATATAACCAGTAAAAAGCGCGAAGTTCCAACGGATCTTGTTCAAACATATCTTCCGATGAAACGCGCTACTCGAAGCAAAATGTTGTAAGTGCATAATTATGCATTTTTGAAATGAGCGCTAAATTCACCGTGCGACAGCGCTATATAAGTGGTCGGCGCACTATATAATTGTGCTGTTTTGGTACATGGCAGCACTTAAACTAAATATGATGTATCACCCCTCCCTTCGGTAGCCTCTGGTCTTAATGATCAGGGGCTATTTCTAATTGAGGAGGAATAATTCAGAGATTGGAGGAATGCCCCAATATGGCAGCACGAAAAACAAATCCGGGCATTTCAACACCCGATGGACAAAAGTCAGTAGATGAAGTCAAATTCAATATTCAATCTCAAAATAATGAAGATTTTCGTATACAAAAAGTATATGACCTCATTAATAATCAACTTCATCTTGATAATTTAAGCAAGACATCTACAAGGACTTTTTCAAGTTTTAGTAAAGATAAACTTAGGACATATCTTAAGAATCCTAAGACAAATGAAGACAATCTTAGACAACTAAGTAAATTCCTCTATAGGTATTGTTATCCATACAGGAGACTTATTTGGTATAACTCAACAATGATAAATGCAAAAGCATATACAGTCGTACCTATTGTTGATATTACAAAGACAGCCAATACTAAGAAGGTCATAAAAACGTTTTATAAGACTGCGGTCAAAATGAATCAGATTGCATTAGATGAGTGTATTCTTCCGATGCTTCTTACTGCATGGCGTGAAGATACGGCATTTGGATATATTTATGATGATGATGAGACATTTTTTATTCATGTGCTCGATGGTAAATATTGCAAGGTCAGTTCTATAGATGGTGGCACTTTAAGATACGCTTTTGATTTCTCATATTTCAATGCACATAAAGATGATTTGGAATATTGGGATAGCGAATTTACGGATAAATACAACGCTTACGCTTCTGGCTCAGCTTATAGATGGCAGGAACTTGATTATAGCAGAGAGATATGTCTTAAGGTCAATATAGATGACCCTACGATGGCATATCCGCCTTTTGCTCCGCTGTTTGAGTCCATCATTGACCTTGTAGATCTTCAGTCTATACAGTCTGTCAAAGATGAACTTTCAATATATAAGTTGCTTGTGGCAAGGCTTGAACCCATAACAGGAACAGATATTCCTGATGATTTTTCGGTAGATCCTAAAACCGCTCTTTCATATTATGACAAGTTCCAAGATAATCTTCCCGACTGTGTTGCTTCTTGCATCTCGCCTATGAAAATAGACCCGATTGAGTTTAAGGGCAATGACACATCTGATGTTGACATGATATCCGATTCTACTAACAATCTGTTTAAGAATGCTGGTGGCTCTCAGATATTAGGCTCAGAAAAGACAGGTACAACAATAACGAATGCACAGATTATAGCGGATGCAGAGTCAGCTATATCTTCTCTTCTGCCTCAAATACAGAAGTGGTGCAACGCTTATCTTAAACTTGTTCTTGGTTCTGATAAATGTAATGTCAAATTCATAAGAGTTACTCCTTATACAATTGATTCTGTTAAGAAAAATATGCTTGAGTCTGGAACTCTTGGAATACCTGACAAGATTGCAATTGCATCTCTTAGTGGGACAGATCCTCTTGAGACATTGTCTATGGCAGTACTTGAGAATGATTGTCTTGAACTTCACAATAAGTGGATTCCGCTTCAATCTTCATATACACAGTCAGCTTCTGGAATATCTGCGGCTGGAAGACCAGTTTCAGATGACGGAGATCTGACTGATGATGGTTCGAAGTCGAGGGAAAACAAATAAGGAGAAATAGGGATGAATTATAACTTTATAAAGACCAGCGACTATGAAGTTGCTGAAAAATTAAGAAGTTGTGGTTATCAGGAGCTTCCCAGAGATGGAAAGCTTTTTGTTTTTATAAATGATGCTAAGACAAGAAAGTTTGACGCTGAAGGAAAAGAATTAGTCTATACGAATGCTCTCAGTGTCTGAGGTTAAACATGTCGAACGAAAAAATATTGACATTGAGCGAACTGGCTGAGTTCTGTATACAGAACAAAATTCAGACGTTCAGTGCAAAAGAATATGGAAGACCTATTGCCTGTAGATTTGAAAGTACTATGACTTTTGAAGATGATGATGAGTCCGATGATGAGTCCGACCTAGGTCTGATGCACGTAAGTGTGAAGACAAGTCATCTTGAAAAAAATAGAAATGGTTCATTTATACCAGAAAAATCCGCAAAAAAGGCTATGCCTACATTAAAGAATCGTCCTCTGCTTGCGTATATACACAAGGATAAGGATGGAAACTTTGATTTTTGGGCACACAACGCAAATGTTGTAAAAGATGATGACGGTGGTTCGCATATTGAATATCTTGAAAGACAGATAGGCTCATTCACAGAGGATGATCCATATTTGTACAAAGATGAAGAGAATGGCAAGACTTATGTTGTTGCCAAAGCCGTAATACCCGAAGATTACTCAAGAGCTTGTGACATTATCAGAAATAAAGATAACGAAACAAAAGTCTCTTGTGAAATCATAATTGACTCAATGGAGTACAACCGTAAGAATAAGTGTCTTGAAATAGGCGATTATTATTATAGTGCTGTTACTTTATTGGGTTCTGACGAAAAAGGTAATCAGATTGAAGAAGGAATGGAAGGAAGCAAGCTAGTTGTTGGCTCGACAGAATTCTCCTCTTCTACTGTTACTAATATATCAAATAATTCTAAGGAAGGAGGTAACAACGTTCCTATGAAACTCGAAGAACTTCTTAAAAAGTATGAAAAAACGGTCGAAGATATAAATTTTGACTATGAAAACATGAACGATTCTGAGCTTGAGGAGGCTTTTGATAAAGCTTTTGCTAATACGCCCGATACAGATGATAATGCTTGTGGCGGTGGTAGCGGCATCAAGAAAAAGAAGAATTCTGACGATCCAGAAGATAAAGATAAAGACGATAATGCTTGTGGAGATGATAAAAAGAAGAAAAATTCTGACACAGATGACAATGCTTGCGGCGATGATAAGAAAAAGAAATGCTCTAACGAAGTAAACGATTCTGGCGAGGCAACTCCTTCTGAGAAATATACAGTCAATATTACATATGAATTGTCACATAGAGATATCGACAGTCAAATTTATGACGCTCTTTATGGCGCAGATCGTAATAATGGTTTTCAAACATGCTATGGTCTTATAAACACTTATGACGATTATTTTGTTTATAAGGATTATAGCAATAAAGCATCTGGTCTTATGGCTCAGAAGTATATAAAGAATGAAAATGCTATTACACTTGATGGAGAACCTTATGCTGTTTATGCAGAATATCTGACAGATAGTGAAAAGGCTGAACTTGATTCAATGCGTGCAAACTATGCTGCGCTTAAGCAGTTTAAGGAAGAGTCAGATTCTTCTGCTCTTCATGCCAGCGTGAAGCTGTACTCAATGCTGATATTTACTCTGTACTGGCTAATGATGAGGATTATAAATCACTCACCGCTGATATGGATAAGTATTCTGTTGATGAATTACAGAACAAAGTTGATCTTGTATTTGCAAAACACGTCAAAAAGAGTGGTTCGTTTAGTATGAATAAAGATACTAATATTGAGCCAAAGTCTAATAAGCACTCTTTCAATATTAAAGATAACAATTCTTCTTCTCAAGATGATCCCTATCCGGGACTCTTCAAAGACTGAAAAAAAATAACAAACTAATACATATGTAGAAACTTAGACCATGTAAATATCATGGTCTTTTTCTTATACACAAATTTATGGAGGTTAAAAACCTATGGCTACTGGTTTCTTGAATTATACAAAGCATGGCGTTTTTGAGTCATCCGATATCAAGGCTACATTAGCTGGTCACATTGTCAATCTTAAGGCAATTGAAGACACAGATAATGGTTCTTTCGCATCTCGTGGTGCGTTTGTTGCTGGCGATGTTTGGAAAGCTGCAAAACCCGTTGTTGCTAAACCCGTGTTTCTTATTGGAACATCACCCCTTATCTATGAAGACTTCACAAAGTCTATGCAGGATGAGGCTAACTTCTACAACGCTTCTGGCGATGTAATGAGAGCTTATGAGCTTGAAGCAAATGATAAGTTCAATCTTTCAGCTGAAGCTTTTGCTTCTGGTGCATCTCCCGCTGTTGGTCAGTATCTGACTATATCTGCTACTTCTTGGAAGGTTGGCTGTGCAGCTTCTTCTCCTGAAGGACAGACATTTGTTGCTCAGATCTATGGTGTTGCTGCTAATGGCAATTTCATGATCCTTGTTGAGAAGAACGCATAAGGGAAAGGAGAATAATAATGACTAGATTAAATTTTGCACAAGCTCCTGAGCAGATTCAGAGAGCGTTTACTGAAGAGTCCTATAAGTCTTTCTCTCGCCTTTGCGTAGATACAGTTAAGGGTACTCAGGTAAAATATTCGGCTGCTGAAGCCAATAAAGAAATACTTCATCAGATTCGCTCTACTATGGGGCTTTTAGATGAACCCACAATTTATGATGTTAAGAAGGCTCTGAAGCGTTCTGTTAATCGCGAGGCAATGTTTGCAGTTATCGAAGAGGTGGTTGAGGATACTCTTATCTCTGGATGGCAGACAAATCCGTACTTCAACGCTCTTGTGGAGTACAAGACGCTTGCTCTTGGTGATTCCAACTCTTTCTATGTTCCTTCAAACATGGATCTGATTGTAAGCGAAGTTGCTGCTTCTAATAATGACATTGTTCGTCAGAGAATTAAAGCTGGAACTACATATACAGTAAAAGTTAATTCTTATAGCGCAAAGTTTTATATGGAAGCTGAGAGATTTCTTATGGGCGCTGAGGATTGGGCTGATCTTGTAATGCGTATTAACAAGGCATTTACTGACCTTGTTTATACTCTGATTCATGATGGTCTGATGTCAACAGCTAGCTCTCTCCCCGCTGGACAGTGGAATCTTACAATTCAGCTTGAAGAGGCTAATCACGCTAAGCTTGTAAAGATCCTGAACGATGTTTCTATTGCTACTGGAACTCAGGCTGCTATTTATGGTACAGCTGTTGCTCTTTCTGGGCTTCAGAATATGGTGTCTTATAACATCATGGCTGCATCTGAGAAGGAAGATATTTATGCTACTGGAAGGATTGGACATTTTGGACAGTATTCGGTAGTTGAGATACCCCAGGCATTTGTTAGAAACGATACTACTCAGTATCTGTATGATGAATCTAAGCTTCTTATCCTTCCTGGCAACAAGAAGATCGTTAAGATGTATGACGAAGGTTCAACAGAAATTACTGATGTTAATGATAGAGCTACACACATTGACGGCACATATGACGAGAAAGTTACTCGTAAGATGGGTGTTGGCATTGTCATGGCTCCTAAGTTCGGTGTTGTTAATATCACAGCCTAACTAAAAAAAATTGACGTACTAGTTATGGATAAATTGTATTCACAACTAGTACGTTTTTAAAATTTAATGAGAAAACGGAGCAAAATATGGCTACTACAAAAAAGACAACTGTGGCAAAGACCACAGCTAAGAAAAGTACTACAACTAAAGCAAAACCAACAATTAAGCAGAATACTCAAATATCTGCCTCAGTAGAAGAGACTGAACAAGTAGAAGTAAAATCTGCACCAGAAAAGGTAACTTATAATGCAGATACTCCTATCCCATGCCGGTCAGTAACAGCTGGAACCATGGTTTATATTGGGCCAAAGACCGGAACACCTTATACATGGGTCAGCGAGAATGATGTTGTTTATCTGGAGTATCAGGATATTATGTCCTGCATTATGTCCAGATCTGCATATGTTATGTCGCCTCTGTTCATAATCGAAGATGAAAAACTTGTTGAAGATCCGCGATGTGTTGAAATTAAAAAAATGTATAACAGCATAAGTGGTATTGATAATATAGGTCAGATTCTTAATATGTCAAATGATGATTTTAGGCGAGCATTAACGCAATCTCCCGCTGGAATTCAGGAATCAATAAAGAATGAAATTTCTTTAAGAGTAGGAAATGGAACATTTGATTCTGTCCAGAAGATAAGAATTGTAGATGAAGTACTTGGAACTGAAATTGCCAAATTGCTTATTTGACGGAGGTCCTAATAGATGGCAACCTCTTATGAAAAAATATTTAATACCTTTCTTCGGAAAATAAACGATGTAGAGTTCGCTAATCAAATTCAATTCAATCAGGAATATGCGGTTGATGATATGACTGGGTGGCTTCATTCGGCAGTAGCAAAGATTGGTAGAATCGAACAAAGTTCGATTACTTTCGATGACGATACTCAGACCATAGCAGAGGATCTGAGTGATATTGACATTGAAATATACGCCCTTGGAATGAAAGTTGAGTGGTTGACTCCGATAGTAGATTCGAAGTTAAATCTCGCTCAAATGTTTGGAGGTAAGGAAGAAAAATTTTATTCGCAAAGTTCACACTTATCTCAGTTACAGTCTATGCTTGCTAATGATAAAACAGAAATTCGAAAGCTTGTACGTGATTATGGTTATCGCCATAATTCGTACATAGATGATGGAACTTAATGCTAAAGTACATCTATGGTGAGTTTACAGACGAACAGTTTCAAGGCGAGATCAAATCTTTACACTCTGCATTATTTTGGCTCTTACTCTACAAAGACCCAAAAACAAGTAACGAATATCCTAACGTAGATGTCAATAAATATCTTAAATCACTTATGCTTCGTATTAATGGCTTGAGTTCATTATTTAATAACTCTCCTGTCGTTGTGCATTTGCAAGAATTGCTTGAAGAAGCAAGGCTTGAAAATCAAAAAGCAGAATTTGATTATGGCGTTTATCGTAAGTTAGTGCTTGATGCACACTCTCTCGTGGATAAGTTACCCGGGAATACAGAGGGGCGGTGATTTAATGTTTGAATCATACGTTTCTCGTGTCACAAATGATAAAAAATTTCAACACAATGGAGAAGTATATAAAAATCAATCCGACATGATTATGAATGAAACATGGTGGAATGATATACAGTCTCAAAAGGCATATATATACGATTACTACCACGATAATGACCCATACACTTTTAAGAATCGAGATTCGGCTAATGACCCACTCAAAACTGAGGTGGATGTAAAGTTTATCGTAAGCCAATATGAAACATTAAATAATGACCAAGTTGAATATCATGTTCAATTTCGACCAGGACTTGAAAATCCGCTTAGTTATTATGATGGTGATATTGGTAGATTTGGTGCTAGTTTTCCGATGGGTCTATATATAGATCTAAAAGATGAAGCTGGTAAATATAACAGATGGCTTATTTGTTTGGAAAACGAAGGCAATCAGTTTATTAAGTTTAGTGTGCTCCCTTGTAATTATTTACTTCATTGGGTATACAAGCAACATTTGTATGACATGTGTGTTTGTATCAGATCCCGAAACAGTTATAGTTCAGGAATTTGGTCAGATAACATGACCACTACGGTTCAAGATCAGGCTCAAATATTTTTACCACAATGTGAATTAACCAAGAACTTCTATTATAAGCAAAGACTTGTAGTTGATTCTCGTGATGGAGTTCAAGGTCTTGATTCATATCTTGCTTGGCAAGTAACTGATATTAAAGACACATTTCCAAAAGGCATCATAAAAGCTACACTTTATCAAGACCTGTACGACCCGAATAAGGACCTGTACGATCCTGCTACTGGCTATTTATATGCCGATTTTGCATCATATATTGAAGGTAATAAGTCATCACAATCTGAAGACTCAGAACATTCTGAAATTTCATGTAGTGGTCAGCAGAATCTTTATGTTGGTTCTGCTAAGACAGTCAATCTCAAATTCTATGACAGTACTAATACAGAAATTACTAAAGAGGCCACATCGAGTGACCTTTCAGATTATTGGAGCGTTGACATATACAATAACGCAGATGACGCTTCTCCTATAACGGAGAACTATCCCATATCGGGTATTATTACCGCAATAAATAACAACATGTACGCAATTAAAATCAAACTTACTGATTATACACTAATTGGTAAGACATTAAAATTACACGGTCATTTCAGTGATGGTTCATGCACTTCGACAATGCCGTTTAATATATCGAGCCTATAAGGGAGGTTGAGCTAAATGGAATTACATGATTACAAAAAGACAATTATCCCTGAAGATGGTAGCAACACCCGGCTCGGACAGAGGTTGTGGGAGTCAGACATTTCCGCAACTAAACGTACAATTAAAGAAAAACTGATTAACAATATTGATATTCGTACTTTACTGGATAACCCAGATTTAGCTGATTGTGAAGATTATGCTGAATACTTAGGGACAAATATATTCCCATATCTGGTTATACCAAGCACAATTACGGATTCTATGAACTACATTTGCTTCAAAGTGGATGATACAGATACAAACTACTTCAACTCTGAAAAGAGAGACAATCCGCTTATGAAAGTAAATACAATTCAATTTATGGTCCTTGTTCACAAGAAGAACGCAAAAACTATTTATGGTCTAGAACGCCATGATGCTATTGCGTTTGTCGTAAAGCAGATATTTGGCTGGGCGGAAAACATATTCCCATTCAAAGTTAGATGTATTTCTGATGTTGAAGGAATAACTGATAATAGCTTTCTTACAAGAACGCTTACATTTGAAGCCCAATATACAAACAATCTTTATGAGGGCCACAGAATCAATCCCTACAATAACTGAGGGAGCGGCTTATGGTAAAAACGGATTATAAATATGAACTATATTTCGGTAATGATATAAAACTTACCGATAATATTACAATCCATCAACCAACAATTAGAAATATTTTTGAGTATGAACCCCATAACAACCTTTCAAATACTGAAGAGCAGACCAATGATAGCGATAAGGCGTTTGAATGTGGAGAGCAAGGCTTTCTGAAAATGATAGCTTTGCTGACTGTTTCTCCTGCAGATTATGATGTGCAGCTTGAAGATGCGGGTGTTCGATATGAAGACGTAGATAAGTTGGATTTCTTCTTCAGTATTATTCATATGTACAATTTGTCATCAGATTTAACATATCCGATATTCGGTGACTTGAATCTAATGGCATTTGAACGTTTTGAAGACTCTGAAAAGAAATCTATTGTTTATGTTAATCCTGATGGTATCCGAATAGACAAACTATTCTACGAATATCTCATTGGAATTATTCGTACAATGTTTAATCTATCAGAAAACAAAACCACTTGGAAAAACGAAACATCAAGGCAGATGCACTTTGACATCGAACGAAAGCGTCTCAAACATAAACATCATAAACAAGACAAGCAGATTTTAATACCAATTATTTCTATGTTGATAAATCTTCCCGGATTCAAATATGACCGGGAGCATATATTGGATTTGAACATTTACTTTTTCTACGACTGTTTGAAACAAAGTATGCACTACTCCCAAGTTGACCACTTAATGACTGGCGTATATGTCGGCCTTATAGATACAAAGAAAATGAACTTGGAAGAATCATTAAACATGATAAGAAATGACATTTAGGCAGAGGAAAATCCTCTGTCTATTATTTTGCACAAATTTACGGAGGTAAATAATTATGGCTGATCTTTTAGGTAAGCTTATTATCGAGCGTGTCGAGGACGTTACTGCTCTTGATCCTGCAACAGATAAACTCATGTTCATCATGGACGAACCTACAAAGGGTTCCCTTGAGTCTGCTATGGAAACAGTATGGGCTGATGGTAAGGGTGGACGTAGACTTTATGGTCTTGATAAGAATAAGACTGCAAAGTTCACTTGCTCCAACGGATATCTTGTTCTGGCTGCACTCCAGGCACAGGTTGGTGGCAATATCACAGAAATTGGACAGGACGGTGTTTCTGCTCCTGTAATTGAGTATATTACTCCTGTTTCTGGCAAGCTTACACTTACATATACTCCTGTAGCTGGCAGTCTTAAGTTCATCTATGAGGCAAATAGTGATCTTACACAAGGTACATCATATGAGCTTGGTGAGGATGCTGCTACTCAGTTCTCAATTAGTGAAAGTTCAGTTACGCTTCCTACCAGCGCATCACTGACCGCTGTTTATATCGCTGTTTATGACAGAAAGGCTACGGCTGGATTCGTTATTACTAACGATTCTGAGCAGTATGCAAAGAATGCGAAGGTTATCTTCACAATTCTCTGCCATGACGCTTGTGACCTTAACACCAAAATCTATACAAAGCTTATATTCCCTAACGCTAAGATTGATGGTAACTTCACACTGGATATTTCTGGTGATGCTGTTGTTCAGGAACTTAGTATCGAGGCTATGGCTGACGTTTGCTCTGTTAGTAAGCTGTATTGGAACTGGATTGTTTGCGAGTAATATATAAGTGTTCGCACGCCTATCATTGGTTATCGCTTTACCCACTATTAGACTAGGCAATATAGATGCCGAAGTAAAAGCGTTTGAGTGAAATTATTGTATGGCAACACACGCAAATAAATCTATAGTGTTGCGAGTGGAGAGTTCCTGCCTAAGTGGAACTTTATAATCTGGCGGTGTGGTGTCAAAACTGCACCGCTATTTCTAATGGAAATCGAGGCTAAAATGCAGAAACAAAAACCGAATCACATCTGTAAAAATCCCGGTTGCCATAAGGGAGAAAACGGACAAAAAAAGGAATATTATGTTTGCAACCATTGTATTGAAGGCAAACCAATCTTCTGGAAAATGTATTGCTGTTCAGAAGAATGCTTTCAAGAATGGATTAAATATAGAAACAAAAATAACGAACAAAAAGTAACACAAGATCCACCCGTTCCAAAATAACCAACCGTGTCGGACTTGGTGCTAGACGCGGAAGACTAATAAATGGTCTTCCGTTTTTTTTGTTCATCGAAAGGAAAATATGGAAAATACAGATAAGGTTGCATCTGAAGATGTGGCAACAGAAAAGAAAGATATTGTAATAAGAAGCAAAGTAACTGGGAAGCTCTATAACGACTCAGAGGTGCATCATGTCTGGGATGTAATGAAAGTTTATAAATTCATATCTAATGGTGCACAAATCATAGATGTATTCCCTGGTCATAATTCAGAAGGTGCAGAAAGATTGTGTTTTTGTTTTAGTGACGAAGATTATAAACTCATGCAACCACTATGGATGAAGCACAAGTTATAAAGGAGTAATTAAATTGGCAAGAAAAACCGTATACAACTCACTAACCGATGAAGTCACACTGAGTAAAGTAAATAAGAAAAATAAGTCTCTTGTAAGTGATTTTGTAGACTATTTGCGGTCTACAGATCATTCTGAGACTACTATATATCAATACACACAGGATCTAAATGTATTTTTTTGTTGGAATTATAAAGAGAATGATGATAAAGAATTTGTTAATCTTGCAAAACGTGACATTATCAGACTGCAACGTACTGCAATGGAAGACTGGAAATGGTCTACAAATAGACTGTCACGATTCAAAAGTACACTTTCATCATTGAGTATTTATATTGAAAATATTTTAGATGATGAATATCCAAACTTTAGACCAATCATTCATAAGATACCTAATCCGCCGCCAGCACTTGCAAGAGAAAAGACAGTATTTACGGATGAGGAACTTGAAGCCATACTTAACGCTCTAATTAAAGACGGAAAGATAGAACAGATGGCGGCTCTAGCTCTTGCGATGTATTCAGGCAGACGTAAGGCTGAACTTTTGCTATTCAAGATGAGTTATTTTACCGATGACTGTGTAATATCCGGTTCGTTGTACAAGACTCCGGAAAAGATAAAGACGAAGGGTAGAGGAACTAAAGGCAAGCTGCTTAACTGTTACACTGTTAAGAAGGGTTTCGATCCATATTTTAAAATATGGCAGGATTATCGTAAGGAAAAAAGTATTGATTCGGACTGGTATATGTATAATCCAGATGATCCGTCATCTCCTATTACAATCTCATCTTTGGATTCATACGCAAAAACAATTTCAAGATATACTGACAAGCCATTCTATTTTCACGCTTGTAGACATTATGCTTGTTCACATCTAATGTCTGCTGGTCTTCCGGCTACCGTAGTAAAAAATATATTTGGCTGGTCCGACCTCGGATTAGTTGATTTGTACTATGACCGTAATGTAGATGACGAAATAGCTGAATACTTTAAGGATGGAGAGATCGTAGCTAAGAATGCGACTTTGTCAGATATATAGGTATCGCTATGACTAAAAAAATAACACGGATGTTAGCCTTGGATACGTCTTCATCTTCTACTGGCTGGGCGTATTTCGAGAATGGTGTATATAAGGTTTCAGGAATAATTGATCTCAAGAAGGAAACCGACAAAGACGTTAGGTTCCAAACTATGCTTGAGACTATACTTGGACTGCTTACTGAATATAAGCCTGGAATAGTAGTCGCAGAAACAGTAGCAGTAATAAGAAACATGCAAGCGGTAAGAAAACTTTGTGAAATATGTGGTGCTGTACGCGGATGGTGTATAGAATACCACATTTTTTATGCAGAAATAAGACCTACTGAATGGAGAAGCCAAGTCGGGATTCAGGCTAAAGGTCTGAAACGTGATGATTTCAAACGGTTGTCTAAAGAATATGCAATCAAAAAAATAGTCAATAAGAAAGACATTAATGATGATGAAGCTGATGCTTGTTGTATAGGTGTGGCTTACATAAAAATGTTTTCATGAGGAGAAAAATGGTCAAAACTATTAACAGATCTGATAGTCAAGATAATGATAAATCTGATAATTCAGATAGTGACACTGTTACATATAACATTATTAATTTGCCACCAATTAATATGAGCAATGAAGTCAATCTGCTCACAAATGCTCTTCGCAAAATGACAACACTCATAGCTATTGAGGAAGATATTAACAATACGGATAAGATAACGAAACTTGCGGCTTCTTCTATAGATATAGCAAATACAATAAAGTATTTGAAATCTGGAGATATAGAACAGCCGACAAAACACAATTGTTCAAGTGATGATGATTTTTTCACAATGCTTGGACTTGATGACGAATAGGGTTAACCAAAAAGGAGAAATTAAATTATGGCAACAACTAAGAAAGTAACAGCAAAGAAAGCAAGTACAAAAGTAGTATCAATCGATGATGCACCTAAGAAAATAGCAACAAGAAAGAAACTGGTTAAAGTAAATGATGAGGTAATCAAGAAAACAGTTATGGAAGATGCAATGAATAAACCTGAAGTTATCGAAAATGATAATAAAAAAGAATATGGAATAAAAATGACTGACATTAAGGACTTTTGTGCTAATCATAATCACGATGAAATTAGCTCTTATTTTATAAATAACAAGATTATAGAGCGCAATTTTATTCCTTATGATAAAGAATACGCAGCAGCAAAGATGGCGGTTGATTATGCATGTATTAATGCTGATAACAATTTTGAAAAAGATAGTGTGGCTTTAGAATTATTTGCTACTGTATTAGAGTTTTATCTTTATACAAATATTGATTTTAATGGAATGTCATACTCGGAAGCGTTTGATACAATTAGAGAATACGGTCTTTTAAATCTAATTCATGAGATAACACAATCTAGCGATAATGTATATATTTATGCTCTTAGATATGTTGACGATATTGAAACAAATACATTTTCTACTTCAGCTCTTTTAAAAAAATTAATTACAGTGATATCTGGACTTATTGACCCAATGACAGAACTCGCTAAAAATCCAGACGTTATAAAATCAGTTATTGGACAAAATGAGGGATAATAATGGCGTTAACATTAAAAGTTAGTGGAATAAACGAAGCCTTTGATGATATTTTGTCAAAGGCTTCTATTGTTCATACAATACCGCAAATAGAGGCTGATAAAACACGAACTTATTATAATGATTCTTTTGATCAAATAATGGAATCTTTTTATGATTTATATAACCCTAAAGTATATGTTCGTACAGGCAATTTAAGAAATCAACGTCATAGTTATTATAAACTAGGGGTGGATAGCGCAATCGCTGGCATTATTATTTCTCCTGCTTATATGGGGGCGTACAAAAAAGGAAGCTTAAGTAAGGAAACTGTCCAAGATATGATGTGGAATCAAGGAATAAGATATAAACTGCCTAAAAAAAAGGAAGTTCACTATTTTGCGTCTGAAGTTACTAACGATTTAGGAACCTTTATTGGTATTCCAGATTTAATTATGACTAAAGTTGAAGATGCTAACGAAAAACGCATTTCAAGAGAAGTTGACGAATTAATAGACGAAACATTTCGATAACAAAACGGCGGGAAAGTAGGTAACAAATGGCAAGTAAAAAATATACATTCAAATTTGATGTTGATTCTCAAGGTTTTGAGCAAAGTTTAAATAATATTGCAAACAAAATTCGAGATATATTTAGTAATATCAGCATTCCAACTGACTCGCTCGACAAAGCCGTAAAAAATGTTGAAACGAGTCTTAATTCTGTACTAAAAAACTATAGTACAGCAATGTCTAAACAAGATTTTTCTGCAATATCTGGGTCATTATCTAATGCTTCTGCTGAAATGAAGAATTTATTATCCACAATAAATAGTTCTTCATTTTCAGGGAAAAATAGCGCAGTTAATTCTGTTAATGAAATTATAAACAGCCTCACAAAAGCACAACAGGCTGTTGGTAAGTTCGATGATATGGCTGGTAGTGTTGGGAATTCAATAAACAATATGATTCCTGCAAATGCTGCGGAAAGAATATCAGAATTAAACAAACAGCTTGAAAAACTAAGCGCCACTCAAAAATTGGTTCAAAATCTTAGAGTTGACGAAGGTGATATTTTTGCACAAGGCAGCACAGCAGAGGGATTTGACTCAATAATTGCAAAGGCAAAAGAATACAAAACTGTATTAAAAGACTTTAATTCTTCAACAAAAAATATTGATTTTTCAAAAGCAATGCAGGTAGATCCTACATCTATAGAAAATTTAGCAAAAGCAAAAAATTCCGGAGAACAGCTTTCGATTCTTATCGAGAAGCTTGAAGGCAACCCTTTAGATTTGTCAAAAATACTTGGCAAAAATTTTGACACAAAGAGTTTCGAAGCAACATTTGATAATCTTGGTGACTACATAGATCGCAATATGACTGAGATTGAATCAAGTGTAGCTAAAATGGTTACTTCTACACAATCTGAACTAGACTCATTAAAGCAATCCGCCAATTCAACTACTTCATTAATGTTCAATAGTTCTGGGTCTTCTGATATTGAGCAAACAAATAGCAAATCAAATTATAGTAAGTCTGGAAGAAAAATTACTCTTACATTAGATCACAAGAAACTCGATGCTGACTTTGATGCTGAACTTAAGTCTTTAGGTGAAAAAGCTGCGGCCAATCCGATTCCTGTAACACTTAAACTTCAGACTACTGCTGATTCAATTAATGTTGGTGAATTGGCTGAGAAAGTTAATAAAAAGAAAAAAAACACTCCAGTTGAAAACACAGTCGAACTTCAAGTTAATCTTGATAGCAAGAAAGCTGAATCAAAACTCGCTACTGCAATTGGAAATTTGCAGAAAATTGCAGATAAAAAAATAGTCAAGATCCCAGTTAGTATTGATTATGATTCTGGGAATTTAAAAATTGACAATGCAAAAGTCGAAGAATCTATTAAGAAAGCAAATGATATTTCCAACTTAAAAAATGAATATGGCGTTGGGAAGAAAAATAATTCAAAGGTTCAAGTTGAAAGTGAAGTAGATGTTGATCCAGCAAAGATACAAACTAACGCTGCGGCTTTAGTTGCTGCCTATAACGATGCTCTTGCTAAAATGCCAGTCAAAGTTACGATTGATGATTCTTTTGCTCTGAAAAATATCAATGCTCTTGTTTCAAAGTATGAATCAAAAACCGGTTCATTAGGTAAATACAATTACGATTTTAGTGTTGTGGTTAATGAAACTGGTGCGACTCAAACTATTGCGAACCTTGATAGTCTTTTAAAGGTTTATGATAATCAAGAAATAAATCTTAATGTTGATGTCACTGGTATTAGTGAAACTTTCAAAAAAGTTAACAGCTTATATGAAACATTAAAAGTTCTTGTCAGAAACCCGATAATTATAAAGACTGAAGCTTCCGTTCCGGCTGCAACTAGTGCTCAAAAAGTTGCTTTGACCGCAGGGACAATTAAAGCTAAAGATATAAAAGTAACAGGAAAAGTAGGCATCCCTGTTGAACCTAAGATTAATATAAGATCATTTGTTGCAAGTATTAATAAACTATTATCAGGTTCTACAGTTAAGATCAATACTGAACCGGTAGTTAAAAACAATACAGCTTCCGCTCAAATAGCAAACTCATCAACAATTAAAACTGAGTTGTCAAAAACTGATGTTGCGTCGGTTAAATCTGATTACACAAAATTGCTTACTGGTCTTAGAAATAGAGCACCAGTTAAAGTTAAGATTAAACTTGGGGAAAAAACAGAAACACCAGATATTGCTGATATAACTAAATTATCAGAGGCATCTCAAACAAGTTTACAAAAGCATCAAGCTTTAATGGAGTCTATTTCTACTAAAGAAATAGAATTAATTGGAAATATTATTGCAAAAGCTTCTGAATTAAATGAAGCAATAAGGTTAGGAGTAAAAGATTTATCCAGTAGCCTTTCTACATTAAATAAGCTTGGGGTCGATATAACTTCAAAAGGCTCTATCTCTAACGCAAAGGCAAACATTGCAAAGGCAAAGAAAACTACTACAACTGCGGCAACTATTGATACACAACCTGAAACTTCTCAAGAAAATTTGGATATTGCTACTTTAACAGCACAATATAATACTTACAACACTGGACTGGAGAAATCATATAAATTAGAAAACCAGATATTGTCGTTGCGGTCACAAAAGGGCAATAATAAAGACCAAATTGCAGTTTTAACTCAAAGGAAAGAAGCGATAGATGAGAATATTGCAAAACTAAGAGAAGAGATTGATGGTAATACCGCCGATTCTAATTCAATAAAGGGACTAAAAGCCCAACGCGAAGCAATAATAAAGACGATGCAAGAACAGCATCGGGCTGAGGTGGAATTAGGTAATGCAAAAATCTCAGATTCTCAAACTAAAGACACGTCGTCTACTATTGATTCTAAATACGAAAAATATATCAAAGCACAAGCGAACGCCACTAGCAAACTAAATGCAATAAGTAAAACTTTATCTTCAGAAACATCGTCACAGATCACTCAGGCTACGGGTCTTATTGAAAAATATATTAAAACTCAAGAAGATGCTGGGGTTTCTATGGAGTCTACGATTAAAGATTGTAGAGATGGAAAGGTATCACTTGAAGATTTAACTAAGGCGTATGCTGATTTTAATGCTACGACAAAGACAACATATGAACAAGCAAAAAAACTTACAACCTCACAATATTCAACCATTATTAGGGGATTGGGATCAGCAGTAAAAGACAGCAATGGTAATACTCTTAATTTTTCCGGCGAATCGAATGCCCTTAATCAGGTAAAACAAGAAACATCAGGCATGAAAAATGTAACCATTAGCGACTGGAGAACAACTGTTAATGGAATGAAAGAAGTAATTGTTACTGCGTCTGACCTTAATGGTGGTATTACAAAAATTAAGTATACGTTTAATGAACTTAATGGCGCAATGTATAAAACTTCAGCCGCCTCTGATACTACAATTACAGCTTTTGACCGCATGACAGTATCAGCCAAAAAAGTTGTTAGTTACTTTATACATTATGCAGCTATGTTTCTGTCGGCACAAACGTTCTATCAGGCTATTCGTCAGGGTGTGACTTATGTTGAGTCTCTTGACACAGCCTTGACTTCACTCCAAGTCGTAACTGGAAAATCAGATGAGGAATTAAGTCAATTTGCAACTGATGCTCAAAGGATAGCTACCTCAGTGGCTAGTACTACTACTGAGGTTGTTAATTCAGCTACAGACTGGGCAAGACTTGGTTATTCAATGTCAGATTCGCTTGAACTTGCAGCTCAATCTGCGAAACTAGCTAAGACTGGATTTATGGAAGTGTCTGAAGCTACAGAATATATGACATCATCAATTCAGGCTTTCTATGGGGCTGATATTCAAAATGGATTAACTAGCGTGGCAGATGCTGCATTACATATTAATGATGAATTGGTACAAATAGGTAATACCCAACCAATTACCTCTGAGGGGTTAGGAGAAGCACTTGAAAAGTCAGCAGCATCGCTTGTAGCAGCTGGTAATTCAGTGGAACAATCAGTAGCATTAGTAGCTAGTAGTAATAGCGTATTGCAGAACCCTTCCAGTGTGGGTAATGCTTTAAAAACAGTATCAATGAGGTTAAGAGGTACTGACTCAGATCAAATCGCAGAAGAAACCGGAGAAGAAATTGAAGGCATGAACACTTCTGCGAGTAAACTTTACAAAACAATTCGTAAGCTTACAAGTGTAAAATCTAACGACTATCAAGGAATTTCAATACTAACATCAACCGGAAGTTTTCGCTCGACATTTGATATTTTAAAAGATATTTCTCAAGTTTGGTCAGAAATGAATGATGTATCAAAAGCTGGACTTTTGGAGGATGTGGCCGGTAAAAGACAAAGTGCTGCAGTGGCGGCAATTTTCAATAATCCTAATTCATTAACAAGCGCATATGAGTCCGCTAATTCCGCAACTGGAGCTAGTGATACAGCTATGACCATTGCGCTCGATAGTGTAGAGGCCAAAGTTTCTAAGCTTCAGAATTCATGGCAGGCATTTTGGCAGACACTTATAGACAGCGATTCAGCCAAAAAAATACTTGATATTGTTAATGCAATTGTTACCGGACTTGATAAGATAATTGCGGGCGGCAACAGTATTGGTAATCTATCTTCATTAGTAGCCATTCTTACGGGCGGATCGCAAATTATTAAAACAATAATGTCCGATCAGCCGTCACAATATAGCGGTGGTAGGGTTAAAAAGTTTGCCCTCAAGAATATGCCACCGACAGGTTCAACAGTAATGTGTGTGAACTGTGCATAGTCACAGTAAAGACCTGTGTAGTTAAACGAGTTTAACTAAACGTGCAAGTGAAAGTCGCGTTTTTAGTCGGGGACGAAGTTAAAGCATGGGATGTACTCTCATCTTCTCTTCTATCCGCAGCCAAGCCTCAGTTCGAGGTCGGTTCAGAGACTACCATACTCGCACAGACAGAAATGTTTGTGAATGAATAGTCCAAACTACCCTACAAGTACAAGTGAAAAATCAAAGTAATATTTTAAGTCCAAGATTAAGATAAAGTTTAAGTCAATGGACAAGATATAGCAAATAGATAATTCACTATTTAGATAGGGTCTTTCACAGTTACACTAATTTTCACTTCTAATAGCACACGCTCTTTAGGAAGACTTCATTAAACATCTTCTCTGAGAGAATAACAGTCGATTTTTTGCCGTTAAGAAAAGTACACTCGATTGTATAAGTGTTTTGTTTTTTGCCGTTAACTCCAAATAGGGGTCCAGCTCCACCAAACAGTGCACCTCCGAGCAGACCTTTAGACGCAGAATAAGACTGGTTGTTAGTTTGTGAAATAATATTATAGGAAGCAAGTCCTTCTTTTCCATGTATTGGATTTGTGCTTAATGGGTGTGCAAATATGCCATCCATTATGGCGAGATCATCGGTATCGTAGCAATAATCATGTCTAACTTTTAGATGTTGCCCTTGCCCAAATCCAGCAATTACATAATCTACCATAGTATTAATTCCTCCTATATAAAAGTGTAACACAAATTAGTTTGATATTTAATACATTAAAAAATACTATTAAAAATAGTAAAAGAGTCAATTACGCAGACACTGATTTTTCGGTAAAACAATTTAGTGCAATTCAAAAAACATTTGATAATTTAGGGAAAAATCAAAGCCCGGTTGTTTTTACTCAAAAAATGACTAGCTCCTTACAAGATGCTGGAATGAGTGCTGAGGCTGCTGCAAGTGCCACAGAAAAACTTTCAGCAAAGTATACAGAAGGATCGTTGTCTTCAGAGTCGCTTACTCAAGCCACAAATAAAGCTTCAACAAGTTTAAGTGGTTTTGGTTCCGCCGCATCAACTATTGGAAAGACTATTGTTTCATCATTGGCATCTGCTGCTATATCGGCAGGGATTTTTGCGCTAATAAGTCTTGCGTGGGCTGGCATTGAAAAAATAGCCAATGCCACAGATGATGCAATAAAAAAAGGGAAAGAACTCAAACAAACAATTTCAGACAACAGTTCTTCAAAAGATACAAACATTGAAACATTAAATGGATTAAAAGATGAATACTCTTCGCTCTCCAAAGGTGTAAATGATTATGGCGAAAATATCGGATTGACATCTGATCAATTTGATAGATACAAAGAAATAGTATCAAAAGTCGTTGAAATGAATCCTGAGTTAGCAAAGGGCTATTCTGAACAAAATGGATATCTTGTAAATCAAAAAACACTTCTTGATGATGCAATAGATTCCCAAAACAAATATTATCAGAACCAGCTTAAAATAACGGTGCTTAGTAATAAGAGTAGCTTAATTAATACTGCTGGCGGAAGTTATACCAATGCTAAAAATGCTGCTATGGATAATATTTCTTTGGACGAATATGAAAGATTGTATGCAGATCCTTCTGCATTCGATTCGTCTGCATTTGAAAAGGGAAATTGGGCGCTAGATTCTTACAAAGAATTGTATAAAAAATCTTCAGCGAGTGCAAAAGGACAGAGTTTTTCTGATTATGTTAAGGAAAATTTTGGTTTAGATTCTTCTTCTGATACATATATGGAAGATTTATCAAAACTTACGGATTCATACATTGCAAGTCTTGATAGCATGTCTGATATAGAGTCTGATGCGTATAAGAAACTTCAACAAGATGTTAGAGATTCTTCTGCTGCATTTGATACATTTTCAGCATCAGTTCAAAAATCAAATCAAGATTTACAAGATACGTTTAATTTAATAGCTCAGTCACAAACTGGATATGAAAATCTTGATGCAAATGGAATAAATGCTCTTAATTCTTATATTGGCGGAATTACATCGGAAGACATTTACAAAAAAGATTGGCTTGGAAATGATGTTGAAGATTCAGAATTAGAGTCTGCAATAGAGAAAAAAATCCGTTCGATAATTAAAATTTTTTCAAATGCTGATATTCAAGATGGCATAAATTCTTTAACGGATAATTTAGAGAAAGCTGTTACTACAGCAGATTATTCCAAAATTGCTACAGAAGGTCTTGATTCATTATACGAGGCAATTGGTGGTGCTAAATCTGGTTTTGATACTGAAGATGATTTTGCAATAGCTATCGGAGTAAAGGTAAAAGACGATCAAGGTAACATAGTTACAGGCCCTGATCAAATGCGTAATTATCTGAACAGAATAGTCAAAGGTGGTATTCCTGATAATCTAGATATTAGTGTATTAACACGAGCAAAAAATGCTGCTGAAGATTATATGGATGAAAATCCTAATGACGCTCAAACTCAGAATTTTAAGTTCTTTGATGAGCTAGGCGAGAAGACTGAAAAATTAAATGAGCTTAATAATCTAAATGTTAAGTCGTTTACTGAAATTTCGGCGGCTGTAGATTCGTATGCAGAAGCGTTAAGTAGTCTAAATCAAGTATATGTAAATAGGCAGTCTATATCAGCAGATGAGTATACACAGCTTCAAACACTTGGAATTACTGAAAGTGATCTCAATGCCATTATGGTTGATGGAGAAAAAGATGCAGACGGCAATACAACTCATATTCTTAAAAATGCCGCTGCTCTCGACAGGCTCATTAAGGCAACTGGCAAAACATCAACAGCATATAAGAATCTAAAGTCAAGTCAAGAAAAAACCAAACAGCAGTACATCGGTCTTGTTAAGCAGCTTACAAATGTTGTAAACAGTACTGATAAGTATAACGCTACAACAAAGGTTACTACTGATGCTCTAAAATCTCAAATCATTCAGACACAACAGCTAATGGATAATTATGCTGGGCTTGAAGAAAAGATACTTGGCACTACCAACGCCTTTACTAATTATACACAAGCACAAGAGAATGATTCCAGCCACAGCTACGATAGCCAAATCATGTCAATGTTCAATGAATTACAAACGGACATGACAAATGGAGAATATGGTCTTCAATCGTTTACCACGGCTATGGAGGCCATTGTTCCAGAATCTTTCTTTACAGATATTAATGATGCAGATGCTAAGATTCAAGACACTTCAAAATATCTTAAGCAACTCGCAAAAGATGGCGAAATAACATTAGATGATGATGGTTCAATTTCGGATCTTTCGCTTAACAATGTTAAAGCATTCGTTAATAAAGGTCTTACCAGAAGCGCATTAACTGATTACTATAACGCTGATGGAAGTATAAATACAAAAGGTGCGACTAATAGCGGAAGCAGCGATTCTGTTTTTGTTGGATCTATGGATGATTTTGTTGTAAACACGGAACAGATTAAGTCTGTTGACGATATGGCAAATGCACTTGGAATGACCACAGAAATGGTTGTTGCGCTGGATAATGCGTTAGCTAAATATAGCAAAACAGGGCATCATTTTCTTGATGATTTAGGGTCAGACGCTGATACTCAAATATCGAATGCATATAAGAAATTATATGACGCAACTACAGATCTCGAAGAGGCTAAAGCCAAAGGTGCTGGAGGCAAAAATTCTTCAGAGCAAAAGGCAGTTGATTCTGCTCAAAAAGAAATAGACAAAATCACAAAAACTACCGAAGCGAATGTTGAACAGTATAAATCCTTAAAAGCTACCTATGATGACATGATTAAAAAAACAAAAGGTAATGCATCTACTGCTGTGTCATCACAGGAACTTAACTCAATACATCAACAAATGGTTGAGCTTGGAGAGCCAACTCAAATCCAAATTGATCTTGTTACAGATAATATAGATCAACAAGTACAGGAAGTTCAAACCAAAGTTGACGCGCTAAAGAGTTCTTTGTCTAGTGTTAATGATGAAATTGATGCACTGAATCAGAAGAAGGCCAATATTGAATCCGCTCGGGCACATGGTGCTTTGGTAGGAAGTACTAAATCAGACCAAGAAAAATGGGCTTCGGAGCTATCTAATACTAACAAAATACTTAGTGAGAAAGAGCAAGAACGTAGCAGTATTAGTAATCAGTTAGATTATGAAGTTAATATTGTTACTGATCTAAATGAAAAGAAAAACGAAATAATTAAAGCCTTTTCTGATGCTCATGATGCTGTCGAAGAAGCATATGATGGAAACCCTGTAGATGTTCCGGTGGATTCGTCTGATTTAGACACTGCCAGTGATAAAGCTGACACATTTCAACAAAAGCTAAATACACTTAGCGATGGCACAACTGTTCTATCTGTAGATAGTAGTGAACTTGATGATGCTATTTATAAAGCGGATAAAGCTATTGAGAAAATGAATAAGCTTAATGGCACTTCCGATGCAAATTCTTCTACTTCATCTAAAGTAACTCCTGGAGCGACTATTACAAGTCCAAGTGGAACATTCAAAAAAGCCAAAGCTAATGGTGGTCTTACATCTGGGGAACATAACGCAGTTGTAGGTGAACTTGGTCAAGAGCTTGTAGTTGATAGAAATACTGGAAGATATTATACAGTTGGTGACAATGGAACGGAAATGGTTAATCTTCCGCGAAATGCTATTGTTTATAATGCAGCCCAGACTAAGCAGTTATTATCAGCTCATAAGACAACTAGGGGTACTGCGTTAGTCAACGGCAATGCTTATAGCATTGGCGGAGGAATGAAAATGGGTTTAGGAGATTCAACCGAATCGTCTTCCTTATCTTCTTCCAAGTCCAGTTCCAGTTCAAGCAGTGATTGGCTAGAGGCGTTTCAGAAGGCTTATAAGAAGCTTCAAAAACTTCGTGATAATGACGAGATTGATGCTGATGAATACTACAAGCAACTCACAGCACTGTATGAGGAATACTACGATAAGTATGGTAAGAAGTCAGAAGAAAACAAAGAGAAACTTCATGATGAGTGGGTATCTTTGTATGAAGCTGACCAGTCTGACCTAGATAGCAAATATTCTGATGGTGATATCAGTCTTAGGCAGTATTTGGACCAGTATCAGAAGTTGTATCAGACTTTCTACGGTGATGTTGAGGGTTATGCTAAAGAGCTTAAGGATGCGCAGTTAAAGTACGCGAAGCAGTGTAAATCCGCGTATGAGTCGTTGTTCAGTGCGGCGCAAACGTTAATATCTAATCAAATATCAGATATACAAGACCAGCAATCTGCGGCTTCAGATGCTCTTAATGCTCAAAAAGATGCTGCAGACGATATGTACGATTCGCAGATTAAGAGTCTTAATGCTCAAATTGATGCGTATAACAAAGTTATTGATGGAATTAATGACGAAATTGATGCGTACCAAGATGAAATTGATGCGATTGATAAAGCCAACGAACAAAGACAAACTGCAATTGATCTTCAGAAAGCACAGTATGAACTTAACCGAGCTGAGAATCAAAGAACTCAGTATACATATACAAGTGATAAAGGTTTTGTTTATCGTACTAATCCACAAGATGTCAAGGATGCGCGTGATGATCTAAAGGATAAACAGGATGAAGTCAGAAAACAGGCATTGCAGGACGAAATAGATAAGTTGCAAGATGTCATTGATGGTTATGACAAGAAGATCGATTCGCTCAATGACCAGATTGATACTATCAATGATCTCAAAGACGCTTCTGATGAGTATTATGATGATCTCATTAAACAGTCCGATGCTTATTTTGACGGCCTACTTAATAATCTCGAAGAAGCTCAGAAAAAGTGGGAAAAATTAGCCGATATGCAAGACATGGCAAATGCTATGTCAATATTGGAATCGTTTGATCTTTCACTTGGAGATGTTCTTGCGTCTTCAGATGCAACAATGAACGGAGTTAAAGAGGGATATGCTGGCGTATTAGCTTATATATTACAAGATAACCAAACAATGCTTGATTCGTTTGGTACTCTGCTCAATATTGATATGTCATCTGTTCCTGTCAGTATTGATAATGTTACAAAAGCAATGCAACTTATGGCTCTAGGTGCAACCCAATCTTCAGGCACAGTTCAAAATCAGCTTGGAGGTGTATCAAATTCTCTGACTGCACTTGGAAATCAGACTGGGGCTACAGATGCAGTTACAAGTACAATGCAAAGTCTGGCTAATACTAATGTTGATGGTCTTACTGGCTCGTTGACCTCGCTTGCAACAACATCCTCTTCTATTGCTAATCTTGGAGTTGAACTTCAGAACATGCTTGTTGCTATACAGTCTATCAGTGATCCTACTGAGTATAACAATGCAATCGCTCAGTTCGCTAATTTTGTAACACAGTATCAGACGCTCGCAACAGCATTCAAGACCAATATGACAACTCTGTTTGGTAACTCGCAGACTGCCGGTAATGGCACTCAAAATGGTGCTGCTGGCGGAATGACGGGCGGTTGGTTTGACGGATTCGTTGCTCAAGTCAATGATATGTCGGATCAAACTGAAGTTGCACTTACAAAGTTAATAGATGAATGGACTCAGTTCCAAGAGTTAATGGTAGGTGTAGTTGGAACTGATGGCAGTGGACAGGATGAAAACTCACAAGGTAGTGGAAGTTCTACTGGTGGTGTTTCTGATACTTCTATTATAGGCACAATTATAGTTGGTGCTCAACAGATGGCTGAAGCTCTTATGAGCTGGATAGAAGTAATGAATAACTGGGCTTATGGCGATGTCAGTATGCAGTCTATAAGTATAGGTGTTATTCAGCTTGTAACTGATATGGCAACCCAGGTAGTAGCTCAGTGTAATACTGCAACTGCGGCTATACAGGCGTTAATTACAACACTTACTACGGCATCCGAGGCTGGAATTAGTATTGGTGTTTCAGCAAACGGTCCTGCTAGTTTTACTGGCAATGCTCATGTTGGTGGAACTGCTCTTGCTAATGGCACAGGAAGTTGGGGGCTTAATCATGATGAAAACGGAGCTTTAGTCGGTGAACTTGGTTCAGAATTAAGAGTATCCAAAAATGGTAAGTATTCTCTTATGGGCAAAAACGGCGCAGAACTTCAGAATCTTAAAGCTGGAGATATTGTGTTTAATCACAAACAGACCGAGCAATTGTTCAAATACGGCAAGATAAATAGTCGCGGTAGAGCTTTTGCAAGTGGTACTGGTATTGACGGACTGGTTAAGACTGGAATGCCTGATATCTATAGCAAGCTTCAGAAGCATATTGAAGCAATTAGTAATAATATTGCGACAATGACTCCTAAAGTTGTTAGTATGGTTCCTGCTTATGCAACATCTGGTTCTAGTGGAGAAAAGAGTAATTCTTACACTGTTAATATAAACAGTGTAAGTCTTCCTAATATCAAAACTGGTGATGATGCTCAAGACCTTATCAATGATCTTGGACAGATAGCGCAGAAAGCAATACAAAGGTTCAATAAATAGTAGCAAAGGCTAGGTATATCGCCACCTAAACAAAAGTGCGAAATTTAATAGTCATGCGGATGATGCGTTAATTTTGTGTATTGTCCGCATGATACGTCCGAATAAAATTGCACTTTAATTCTTGAAAAATGTGCAAATTTGACCTATTTTTGTTTCAAGGAGGGACAATCTAACTGGTTGTCTCTCCTATTTTAATGTTTCGGAGGAAGAAAATGGCAAGCAAAAATGCTATATCCGATAAGATACTGAAGGCGATTGAAATAGCAATTAAGAGATCAACTGAAGGTCTTACAAATAATTTTATAAAAGCGATAGTCAAGTCTGTTGGTACTGACCATGATTATGTGGTCACTGTTAATGGCTCTGACTATACAATGCAGAGTGGATGCGGGCTGGTATTTGAAGCTGGAGATCCTGTTTGGGTGCATATCCCGAACGGAAATTATAAGAATGCTTATATCAGTGCTTCTGTTGGATATCATGCTTTGCCGACCTCTACCACATAAATTAAGAAAGGAGGAAAATGATGGCAAAACCAATAGTAAGACATATAACAGCGTTTGATGCTGCATTGGATTTTACTGTAAGTTTTAGTTGGAGTTCGACTCTGACTGGAAACCGAATTGTAGTTTACGAGACAACAGCAAATACGCTAGTGTATGACAATACAGTGACAAGCGGAACTTTGACTCATACCATTCCTGCAAATACACTTACAAATGGAACAAAGTATTATATCGGGGTTCAAGTGATAAATGGAAGTGCGACCAGTGTTATGTCTGATTATACTTTCTTTTGTTGCTATTCTACTCCGGTAATATCTTTTGCTGGATTAACATTTCCTTATCAAATTAAATCAGCGTCATTATCTGTGTCTTTATCATATACTCAAGCTCAAAGCAGAAATATGATGGAGTGTATTTACTATCTTTATGATTCAAATAAAGTCATAGTAAGTACTTCTGATACATTTTATGATGAAAAAATGTTGTCATTTGAATATAAAGGACTAGAAAATAATACCAATTATTATGTTAGGGCTGTTGGAAGATCGGTTGATGATTTGGAATGTGACACTGGTTACTGTTTAATTAGCGTAAATCAAAAAATCAAAAACAAATACTCTGTCCTTTCTTGTGAAAACGTGCCGGAAAAAGGTTACATTAAATATGCGTGTACTATCGTCGAGATAGACTATAGAGGAACTGAAATTATTCCTATAGCTAACGGGCAAGCTGATGTCAGAGGAAAACTGTTGTATTACGATAATGGTTTTTCATTTGACGGAGATTTCTTATTTAGATGCGATGTATCAAAAGCAACCCCTGTAATAGTCATATCTAACGGTACTGATTCAATTACGCTGGACACGGTTGATTATGGTAATGGTAAATTCAAATTCAGGCTTGTTGTTACTAATGGCTCTCAAACAGCTAACTCGCTTCTATCAGAAAAATATGATTTAGTCATACCTATGTCTGGAATGATAGTAATTAAACGTGTAGGTAATGTGTATTCAATTTCGATTAACAATATAACCATATTTGTTAATGGTGAAATCATTACTACAGAAGACGGTGTTGAAATAATAACCGACGATGGTCAAACAATTGTAACATCAGTACCGTCATTGTTAACATCAGTAGAAACAGTAACAATGACTGAAGCTGTTCCAAACAATATTGACAGTATCAATTATGTGTCTGTTGCAAACGGAATTTATGATGATGTATTTATGACTATTGATACTAATACTGATATTTCAGGAGCAATTCAAGAAGGCTGGGATTCGGATGTTATTCTTTATGCAAATTTCGATTCAACTTTAAACGCAAGCAATATCACATATCTGACATCTACTATTGATCACATTTTGGTCAAGCGTAGAGAAAAGGGCACAACAAAATGGCAGACAATATTTGCCAAGGAAGTAAATTCACCCAGTGATCTATATGTAAATGGGATTGACATGTTCGCCAGAGCCGAACAAACGTTTGAATATGCGCTTGTTCCTGTTTATCAAGGTACTGAGGGAGATTATTATATAACTACTGTAGATTCTGATTTTGACGGTGTATTTATTGCTGAACGTAACACTTGGTTTGGAACTATTGTTGGTACAAAGTGTGATGTTACTAAAAATGCCACATCTTCTGCTCTTGAACTAATTAATCAGAAATATCCTAAATATATTCGTAATACAAAAGCCAATTATTATACAGGAACTTGTGTTGGAGAATTTGTTAAATATCTTGGATGCGAAGACGGAACTACCGGATATTTCTCATTTGATAAAGGCTGGGATTGGCGTAATTCATTGCTTGAATTCCTAGGTGATGGTAAACCTAAACTTTTGAAGTACGAAACTGGTGGTGTTTGGTTGGTCAATATTACTGGTGCTCCTACTGATTCAGAAGTTGAGGATAATCTTTCATCACATAGACAGATATCATTTGAATGGACACAGGTCGGAGAACATGATTCCGAGTCTGATCTGTACTATGCAAACTTGAGTGATGTGCCGTCTGAATGGTGGTCTAACTAATGTATAAACCAACATCAGATGATTATGCGCTTATAGACCAACCTGATATCATATTGGATATTCGATTTGATATCAAAGATAGTGACGGAAATATTGTTGATTCTCTGCAAGGAGTTGTTGATGGCGGCACACTCAGTATTGATGCCGATTCCGATGTTAGAAGAACTACAAGCATTATACTTGTGCCTATTGAGAATAATAATGTGATTTCAAGTGGTATGAGTGATGTGAAGTTTGATTTATCTGAGAAGTCACTTTATTGGATCAACAAGACCGCTGACATGTACTGCGGACTTTACAGTATAAGAAATGATGCATTCACATGGTATAAGATGGGCGTATTCGAATTTCAAGATACATCTATTAGCTTTGACTCTTCTACTAACCAAATGAGTATCAATTGTTCTGACTTGATGACCTTGTTGGATGGTACTTTTAACGGTCAGATAGGGCAACTTACGACTACAATCCCGGCTTATTCAGAAAATCCAGACACAGGCGAAGTTCTGGAACATAATTATATTAGAGCCGCAATGGTGAAAGTTATATCTCAATTAGGTGGTATATCTAATTATCTTATCTCTGATATAGGTGAATTCAAAGGAATGCCACAATATAACGCAGATTATGAGACATATCGGACTAATCATCCGCTTTGGGACAGTGTACCTTACGACCTTAAGTATGACTGTGGGTGTACCGTTCTTGATATTGTAACTGAACTTCGTGATTTGTATCCTAATTATGAAGCTTATTTTGATGAGGAAGGAACATTCATGTGTCAGATGATACCAAGTTGTTATTATGATGACTTTGCTATTACTGATGATGTACTCCAAAAATATCTTGTATCAGAAGATACAAGTCGTGATTACACTGTAGTTAAAAATGTAACCGAGGTCTGGGGTCAGGTCCTTGATGTGGATTACTATTCGGATTCAGTCACAAATTCAAGTGGATGCTACACAGCGACGATAGATGGCTTTAATGAAAAATATTACTCTGGAGATAAAGTCGGACTTGTTATTCCAAGTACTAATATTGCTAATCAGACAATTAACATTAGTTCTTTAGGTGCTATTCCAATTTATAACGAAGATACAGACACGGCTCTTGCTGCAGGAACTCTTGAGGCAGGAAAAACATATGTGTTTGAATGTAAGAGACTTTATACAAGTGCAGGACAAAGTGACAGCATTAAGTTCTATTACTTAGGAGAGTATCAAGTTCATGCTATGTGTGTTCTAACAGATGGAACAGTTATCAAGGACGGATGGACAGATCCTGACACAGAAACAAAGTATGACTTGTATAGTCAGTCATATTTCAAGGTTAAATATAACTGTGCAAATGTGGAAATGAATGTCATCCCTGATAGTCCGTTTACTATTCAAAAAATAGGAGTACGACTTGATGTTAAGACCGGTGATGACTATGAAAATATTACATCCGACTCTTTGGCAATAGCCAGAGCACACTATGAAAACTGGATATCTTCGAGGCTTACAGATAATATAACAATTACTACTGCAATCATGCCGTGGGTAGATGTAAATACAAAGGTCACATATCGTATGCAGAATAGTGATTCTATCAGTCAATACATTGTCAAGTCAGTTTCTCATGATTTTACGGCTTTGACAACTCAAATGACATTGATGACATTCTATCCTTTGTACGAAGATACGATAACAGGCTAGGGTGGTGATTCAAATACTTCAGAAAAAGAACAAGAAGAAAAGGAAAATTTCACGCGCTGAACGTGAACGTACATATTCAAAAACAATGGTAACAATCGTTCTTACAATAGCAATAATAGACGCTCAGTTGCCATACATATTATCAGCTTTTGGTCGAGATCCCGTTTCGGATCTCGGCATTGTTTTTGTTACAGAAATAATTGCGGTTTGTCTTGGTTATTTTCTTAAATCTTACTTTGGAAAGAAAAATGAAGAACAGCTCAAGTATGACCGCGAGGCAAATAATATTCAAACTAATGACGGGGACGGAATCCCCTATGAAGAATACATAGAAAACGTTGGCGAAAGCTCCAACGATAGTGAGGCAGTAGGATGATAGATAAGATTAAAAATTATATAATACAGCATAAATCCCAGATACTGGTAATTCTCGGAGCTTTAGTTACATTTATAACAGCTCTTGAATCATTTGGTGGTAAGGCTGCAGTTGCTTGCACTGTAATTGTTTCGATTTTGGAACTTATTGTATACTTCTTAAAAAATGGTCTTACAGATACATTTGTTACTATGCTTGTGAATCTGGTCAAACTGATAACACAGATAGTAAATAGCAATAATACTGATACTTCCAAAACGATAGGAGCATCAAAGGAACTTACTGATGATGAGATAAAAGCATTTCTGCTTGAGGGTGTTAAATGAGAGAACATTCCCTTGGCTGTCTCCCATCGCCAAAAGATAAGAGAGATTACAAGTTAGACACTTTAATAATGTCTGCTCCAAAACTCCCAGATGAATATAAAAACGATGGAAATATTCAAATTATAGACCAAGGAAATACATCAATGTGTGTTGCGTGTGCTATTGTTCAAGCTAAACACTTAATCGAGCAGAAGCAAACCGACGATTCGGAAATGTTTAGTCCTGCATATGTTTACAGCAATCGTGCCGCAACTGACCATAAAACTGACGGAATGATACCAAGAGAAGCACTTAAATGTTTGCTTCATAATGGTGTGTGTCATTATGATGATTTCCCAGGTTTCTATACATATTCGAAGGCTCACAGCTTGTTTGTTAAAAAACAGACCGAGCTTAATTCTTTAGCCAAGCCATACAGAATCAGTTCGTATTATAGGCTAAATGAAACAGAAGATATTAAGCAGGCGATTTACACTATTGGCTTTGCTATGGTGGCATATGATGTCTATGACTGTATGTTTAAGCCTGTTAATGGTATGGTTCAGTATGACGAATCCTCTTGTGGCTATAATTATGGTGGTCATCAACTATTGGCAATAGGCTGGAATGATACTGGATTTATAGTTGTTAATTCATGGGGGAAAGATTATGGAACAAATGGTATTGTTACAATCCCGTATAACTATAAACCAATTGAGTCATGGGCGTTTACGGATGAAATCACAGAAAAAGTCATAAGAAAAGCGTGTCGTAAGAGTTGGTTCCAATACTTTTCAGATATGCTCAAAAAAAAGCTTTTGCCCGTAGTTAACAAAAAATAAGAATAAATGGACAGGCAGTCGGTGGGTTTCATTTCCTACCGGCTGTTTTTATTGCGAAAAAAAAGAAAAAGAAAGGTGATATTTAATGTCAAAAATTATAGATATTTCTGAATTTAATAAGACGATTAATTTCGCTAAAGTTAAGTCAAATGTAGAAGTGGTCATTATGCGTCTTGGATATAGAAAATGTCTGACAGGAGAAATTGCTGTAGATACGAATTTTGCGGTTAATCTCGCCGGGTGTAAAAAATACAATATTCCTTTTTCAATGTATTTTGTAACTACAGCTGTAACTACGCTTGAAGCTAAACAGGAAGCTATGTTTGCGGCTGACGCTGCAAAGAAGTATATGTCGAGTTATCCTCTCCCGGTTTTCGTTGATACCGAAACTGTAAAAAAAGACGGTAAAGAAGGTCGTTCTAATGCTCTAGATAGAGTTGCAAGGACAGCCATAATCAAAGAATTTTGTAACACATTACAAAGTCAAGGCGTTCCTGCCGGCATATATGCTGGTGCAAATTGGTTAAATACTAGATTAAACATGTCTGCATTGCCCTTCTCGGTTTGGGTGGCGGATTATACTGGGGCTTGCGATTATAAAGGTAAATATATTCTGTGGCAGTATACAAGCAATGGTTCCGTTCCTGGCGTTCCCACTCGTGTAGATATAAGTAAGAGAGCTAATGATTCTGGATCTTCTGTTTCTACCGATACTGATACAACAACAAAAACAGATACAAGTACAAGTACTTCATCTTCTACTGCTGACAAGAATATTGAGGCGGTTTTAGCTATAGCTGAGGCTGAAGTTGGTTATCTCGAAAAGAAGGATGGCAATTTGGCATATCTGTACGACAAAACTGCTAATGCCGGAGCTAACAACTATACAAAGTATGGTCTTGAAATGAATCAGGTTTATCCTCGCACTATGGATAAGCACGCTTCGTGGTGTGATGCTTGGGTCGATTGGTGTATATACAAGCATTTTGGAGCTGTGAATGGGGCAAAAGTTCTTTATGGTAGTTTTGATGACTACACTATAAATTCAGCCGGATATTATAAAAATGCTAAAGCATGGCATACTTCTAATCCTCAAAAGGGGGATCAAATATTCTTTAAGAATTCGTCTGGTGTTATTTGCCACACTGGACTTGTATATAACGTAGATTCTAAATATGTATACACTATTGAAGGTAATACTTCTAGTGCGGCTGGAGTAGTGGCTAATGGAGGGTGCGTGCGCAAAAAGGCATATTTTCTTACTTATAGTCGAATTGCAGGATATGGAAGACCAAATTATGGTCTAAATTCAAGCCCAGTTAAAGATACGAAACCGACAACCAACACAGGTTCTGCTTCAACTATAAAAATTGAAGGCGCTGAATCATTTGGTAAGTCTATGGCTGGAACATATACAGTCAATGCCACAAGTCTTAATTTTAGATCTGGACCAGGAACAGACAGTATTATTATCAGCACTCTTTCACGAGGTACAACTGTCAGTTGTTACGGTTATTATTCTACAGAGAATGGTCAAATTTGGCTTTATGTACAAGCAGGAAGTAAGGTCGGATATTGTAGTAAGAAATATCTGATAAAAAAATAATATTACAAGAAATGGCAATCATATGTCTGACTTAATCGAATTATTAACTGGCACTCCTGTTGGAAATACTTTGGCTTGGTTTTGCGCCATAATTTTGGCTGCAATTTGCGTCTATAATTATGCAGAAAAATACCGTAAAGCAAGGAATGCGTATGAAACAACACAAAAAGAAACAAAAGATAACGCTTCTAAAATTAAAGAATTACAGGAGAACGAGGAGAAAATGGTTGCTGGATTCGAAGAGAAGTTCCAGTGCTTGGAGGAACACGATAAAAATATTGACAAAAAATTCGACGATATCATTTTAAGTATTTCTGATTTGCGTTCTTACAATGAAGCCAAAGATATAAATGACCTCAAAGATAGAATAATGACTAAGTATGATAACTTCAAAAAGCGCAAAAATAGCGATGGTCAAGTTGTTATTACTGAACAGGAATTAGAAGTATTTGAAGGATTAATTGATTCATACAGTAAGGCTGGCGGCAATAGTTTCGTTCATAGAGACATTGCCCCAGCCATTCGTACATGGAAAGTTATTTCTGGAGATGAAATTAACGCTATCATCAAGAAATAAATAGGATAAAATATGTCAAACTATATTTCTGTAACATTCAACAAGTTACATAAAGTTGATGCTCACTATGTTTATCAATGGAATCGTGGACAGACTTTGAGAATTAATGGGTTGGCACTTGATGCGGCACAGGAGATACATTTCAGTCTTACTCCCGTTGTTGGCGAGGCAGTTACCAGGGTCGGAGTTACTACCGATGGTGTTACAGATGTTAGTATTCCAGATACTTTATTTGAAAATGATGGCAAAACAAACAACTATTATGTATATGTTTTTATTTATGCTCATCAGGGCGATGAGGGCGAAACTGTCTTGTATCGGGTTAATATTCCGGTCAAGGCGCGCCCGAAGCCTGAAGGTTATGGAACTACTGATGTCACACCTGAAGTTTTCTCTGATGTTATAAATCAAGTTTCTGGTATTGTCACTAATGGTGTAACCCAAATCAATAAAGCTGTTACAGACGGAAGCGAAGCAGTCTCTGGGTTGGCAGATGAAGCTCAAAAGGCGGCTACTGCCAGTGCAAATTCATCTCTTAGTTCTGCTGAATCTGCAACAAAGGCTTTAGGTTATAAAAATGATGTTCAGCAAATCGCAGATTCAGTTAACGATGCAGCGAACACTTCTTCTGAATATGCAGATAAAGCCAAGGCTAGCGCTTCTGCTGCTGCTTTGTCGGAATCTAATGCTGAAGCAAAGGTAACTGATGCAAAAGAATATGCAGACAAAGCTAGTGAATTTGCTACAAACGCACATACTAATGCTTCTGCCGCTGCTACTTCAGCAAGTTCTGCCGTTGACTCTGCTTCTAAAGCTTCACAGAATGCTACGTTGGCACAGAATAATGCTGCTTCTGCTGCTACTTCAGCCACAAATGCAGCTAACTCTTTTTCAAATGCTCAAATTGCGGCTGACAAAGCGGCAGCCTCTGAAGACAAAATTAAGACTTACGCCGATAATGCATTGGCTTCTGAGCAAAAAGCAAAAACATCAGAAAGTGCCGCTGAAAATTCAGCTACAAAATCAGCTCAGTCTGCTGTTGATGCTCAAAATAATGCAAATACCGCTGAGACTGCTGAAGCAACAGCTCAGGGTTACATGAACAGCGCAAAGGTATACTCAAATGAGGCATATAAATCTGAATATAATGCAAAATATTATACAGATGAAGCTGGAAAGATAGCTACAAATGTGGCTGCATCTGAGAAAAAAACTTCTGCCTATGCTACCAGTGCTCTTAATTCTGCAAACAATGCCTTAACTTCAGAAAATAATGCAAAGACATTTGAAGAAAATGCCGATACAAGCGCAACATTATCACAATCATATGCAGTCGGCGGAACTAACACAAGAGTTGATGAAGACGTAGATAATTCTGCATATTATTATCAAAAAACCAAAGCCATTGCTCAAGGTATCACCAGTGCTCTTGTTCCAATGGGCACAATAACGTTTTCAGAACTCCCGACTACAAATATGCAAATTGGCGCAATGTATAATATTTCAGACTCATTTGTTACTACTTCAGCTTTTATTGAAGGTGAAGGGATAGTAGAGCCAGCTGGTGCCAATGTTTATTACATAGGTAATAGCAAGTGGGATGTACTTTCCGGAACAACCGTAACTGGTATTAAGGGAAGTGCTGAGGCTACATATAGGCAAGGGAACGTCAATATCAATGCGGCAAATATTGGTCTTGGAAACTTAAACAATACGTCTGACGAAAATAAACCAATATCTAAAGCAACTCAAAGCGCACTTGATAATAAAGCGGATCAAACAGCTTTAAATGAGGAAATTACAAGAGCTAAGGCCGCAGAACAACAATCAAGCGAAACAAATACATATACGTTGTCAAAATCGGCAGACGGTTCAACTATTAGTCTTACAGATGGTTCTGGTAAAACTACATCTGTCTCGAATACCTATACAGATGTAACAAATAAGCCAAGCATTAACGGGGTTGAAATAATAGGCAACAGAACATTTGGAGAGTTAGGCGAAGATACGATAAGTAATTCTGAGTTGAAAGATATTATTGACAAACAATTTAATCTAATTTTTGGAGGCAACTAATAAATGGCTAACACAACATATAAAAGAATGGATTATGACCAACTTCTGTTTTTTACTAATTACATTTTTCAGAAGTTAAAGACAAGTTCATTATCAAATAATACAACATATACTTTTGCAAAAAGTGAGGATGGTAAAAGTATTGTAGTAACAGGTTCTGACGGCTCAACAGAGACTCTTGGTGCATTCCTTATTTCTTCAGATTTAACTGGTTATGCTACCGAAAGTTACGTCAATACAAACGGTGGAAAGATCAACACTGTTTCAGTTAACGGAACAGCTCAAACAATAACTGATAAAAATGTTAATATCACAGTTCCAACGAAAGTAAGTGTGTTGACAAATGATTCTGGATATCAAACAGCAGATCAGGTTTCAGCATCAATTTCGTCTGCTCTTTCTGGCAAAATAGGTGTATCTGTGAGCATTGTCACATCTGCTCCTACTGCTGCCCCTGCGAGTCCTGCGACTACATTCTATATTGATTTGCTTGCTAATGGTGCTTCTGGGTCAAATATTTATACAGAATACATCTGGGTAAACAGCACATCAAAGTGGGAAATTGTCGGTCAAAAAGATATTGATTTATCTGGTTATGTTAAATCATCTGAAATGGCTGTTTTGTCAAATACTGAAATCACAACAGCAGTTGATGATGCATATACTGCAGTATTTGGCTAATATTGGGGGTTAAAAATGGCAGATAAAGAAATTTTAAATAGTGGTGGCTTTTCTGCTATGTTAAAAGAACTCTTTACAAAAATTAAGAATCTTTTAAGCGGAAAACTTGATACTACAGCAAATGCAGTCAGCGCTACAAAACTTAATACAGCCAGGACAATCGGGATAAGTGGTGGTGCTACTGGCACTGCCACTTCTTTTGATGGTAGCACTAATATATCCATACCAGTAACGTCATTAGACGCTAGTAAATTATCAGGTACTGCATCTATAAGTACTACAGGTAATGCAGCTACAGCTACTACAGCAACAACTACAACTGGTAATGCTGGTAGTGCTACTAAATTAGCTACTGCTAGAACTATATCTTTAAGTGATGGAGCAATAGCTACTGCTACTTCATTTGATGGTAGTGCTAATATATCTATACCAGTAACTAGTTTTTATGAATCTTATGCTAAATGGGGTGGAAAAAATTATGCAGGAGATTTTAATCCTTTTGACGCGGCGTTAAACTCTTCTTTAGGAGCAAATAGGTTAGCAGGAATTAATCCAAATGGAGTTTCAGCGGAATATTCAACTGATAATGGTTCCACCTGGGTTGATTATGGTGCATCAGATTCAAATAAAGTTGCTTTATGCACAACAAGTACAACATTTAAATTAGGTGGTCCATCTGCTGCTGCTGGGAATATTTCCTCATCAAATCAGTTAAGAATTACATTAGATGGAATCGATGGCGGAATATATACACAATTGTATAAATTTCATTTATACATGTCAACCAATGGTTCAAGTGGTTGTACTGTTACAATAGAAAGAGCTACGTATTCGGATAGTAGTACATTTATTACTTTACTTTCTAATCAACCTATAGCAGGATGGAGCGGATGGAATGTTTTTAATTTTTCTACTATTGGTGGTTCGGGATCATTTGGGGGAACAAATAATTCTAGCCATAATAGAAAATTAAGATTCACTTTCAAAAATACTGCGTGTGAATCGTCTTATTCTGGATTGCTTATTAATTCTTTATATGCTTATGGCGGAGTAGGATGGACTGAGCCTTCATATCTTGCTAAATATGGAACGCCATATTCATATGATTATGCTGAGAATGTTACATTTCCATCTAATGTTACTGCGTCAGCCTTTCTTGGTAATGCTAGTACAGCTACTACAGCAACAACAACAACAGGTAATGCTAGTACTGCAACTACATTACAAACTGCTAGAACTATTGCATTAAGTGGTGGAGCTACAGGTACTGCTACTAGTTTTAATGGATCTGCTAATATTACAATACCAGTAACATCATTAGATGCTACTAAACTTACTGGTACTGCTAGTATAAATACTACAGGTAATGCAACTACAGCAACAGCTCTGCAATCATCCGCTGGATCGGCTAAACAACCAGTTTACTTCTTAAATGGAAAACCCGTTGCAACATCATACGAGTTAAATAAGACAGTCCCGTCCGATGCAAAATTTACTGATTCTGACACAACTTATACCCTTTCTTCAGATTCAACAACAATTACACTCAAAGGTTCTGATGGATCTTCTTCTGCAGTCACGGGTTCAATTGGTCCGACTGGAGCAACCGGGGCAAAAGGCGATAAAGGTGACACCGGTGCAACCGGTACAGCAGCAACAATTGCTGTTGGAACTGTAACAACAGGAGCGGCAGGAACAAGCGCTGCTGTTACTAACGCAGGGACTTCATCAGCT